GCACGTGATCCAGTTAACTGACCCGTAATACCTACGGACTTCACGGAGGGGGCTTGGTGCGGGCTGCAATTTACGTCGAAGCTTATACGAGACCACCTTGAGTCGTCTGACTTGGGTCTTAAATAGCTTAACCATGGTGTCTCTATAATTAGTTTTTGTAAGAAGATAGACATGTTATCTGCACGTTCCTTCGACGCAGAGATAATCATGATCTTTCTTTCGTTGTCATTAAATAGTGTCCACAACACAAATGCACCAGTAATCCAGCTTTTACCTACACCACGGAACGCTTGGATCTGCAAACGCTTTGGTCCGTTCTGTAAGTAGTCAGCAATGGCATACTGAGCTCTGGTAGGACTAGGTAGACCTAGCTCTTCCCACAGTGCTTGTAGGAAAAGCTTAAAGTCACCTTTTAGACTTTCTATTATTTCGTTATCCGTCATAAATCTAACTCTAATTGCTGATCTAAAATCAGTTCTAATTGCCTATTAAGATCTGGCAGTTTTGTATTTTTAAAAACACTTAGTTGTATAAAACCTTTAGGTACTTCTATCGGTAATTTTAGTTGTATTAGTTCATAATACTCATCTACGTGTTTTTTATGTTGTGCTGCACTAATCTGAGTAACTTGATAAGCTCGACTTTTTCCATCAGTTAAAAGAATACTATTATAATACTTAATTTTAAATAATAAAAATTCAGCTCGTTTTATTTGAGCTTGAGTTAGTCCGGGTATTTCCGCAACTTCTGCTGCTACATCTTTTAGTCTAGGATCGTTTTCTAATAATTTGTTAGCGTCTTTCTTAAAGTCTCTTAAAGCATCTTCGACTATGTACTGTACAGCATCTTGCTGATACTCTTTAAATTTCATAGTAGATAAAGCTGTATCTGTACCTTCTTTAGTGATAACTACATTACCATCTTTATCTCTAACTAAACCTTGTCCTATTGTAATTTTACCTTTAGCAATATACTCTTCTAGTAATTCTACTAATTTTTCTGGATTTTCACTTAGTGCAGCTTTACTAAAGAATATTTCAAGTTGAGCTAAGGCTTCATTATACATAGCTCTGTTTCTAGCGATTATTTCGTTAAATGCTTCGTATGCTTCAAGCCAGCCTGCTTCACCTTTTTGAATAATAATAGGTTCCCATTTTTCCCAAAATTTCTGACCTGTTTGACCCATTTCGTTTGTAAGAAATGAATCATGTATAATCTGATGAATATGTTGAGGAATCTTTCTTCCTAATTTTGCAAGACCTTCTTTAGCCTTTACATAAGCTGGGTTAGGTGTTTTTTCTTTTGTTTTTCTATTTGTTATAGTTGAAGGTATGCTACTAGGTAAAGAAACTAAGTTGTCTCTACCATCAACCATAGGCTGACCGGGTACGTTACCATATTTATCAGCTATAGCTTGATACTCTTTCCATTGAGCACCCATATGTGGATTATCAAGATAAAACTCAATACCTATAACTGATGGGTAGCCGTGATGTAAGTCTGCACGAGCACCATATTTTTTGTTATAAGCTTCTAGATCTTTGTTTAGCTTTGCATTTTTAGGAAGTTTTTGTTTAAGAAACGAACCTTTAACACCTTGGCTAAGAGGTGTAAGTAATAACTGAGCTACCTCTCTTCTAATGTTAGGGTTTTTAATATTAGCAAATGCTTCTCTAGTCATAACTAGATTACCATTTTCATCAGGTCTAGCACCGTATGTAGTTAATATTCTTCTAACATAATCTGGATATGATTCATCTTTTCCTCTACCGGGCATACCTGTATTATTTTGAAGCATATTCTTTAATTCTTTCGGATCAATACCCGCATTTCTTAAAGAATCCTCACGGTCTTTTTTTATCTTTTGCATTCTTGCTAATTGCTTATTAACAGAACCAGAACCTTGAGTTGTTCCTTCTTCCAGCTGCTTAGTCATAGACGAACCGGGCTTTATATCCATATTTGGTCTTACACCAGTTCTTAACATTTCTAAGTATGCTTCAGCTTGCTTATAACTAATCTTATTCATCTTAGCAATCTTAATTATAGCACGTACATCTATAGGTGACTTATTATATACGTCATTAACTGCACTCTGGGCGTTGTTAACTTTACCAGCTTTTGGATCTAAGAAACCGGGTTTATTTTTCTTTATCCACTCAATTTTTTTGGTTTCGTTATTAAACTTACGTATATAATTATTAGAACTTCTCTGTTGTAATAAAGTTTTTCCGCCTGTAGTTATCGGAACTTTTAACTGCTCTCCAAAGTTATTTTGTAAAACTACTTTAGTAGGCTGAGTCTTCATCGCAAAAGGTGTTGTGACTGGAGCTGTATGTATAAAAAAGTTAGCTGCAAACTCAGTTCGTGCAAGAGCTGTAGCGTTTTTCTCCACCCACTCTGGTGGTGGTGTAGGAAAAAACGTAAAAGTAGGTACACCTTTTTTATCTATTATATATAATCTTCCGGGACCTTTACCATTAAAATCCGTATAGTCTTTTGTAACAGTTTTCTGAAAACCTAGACCTGAGTTTTCTTTGGACAAGAATTTTTGCATCAAGTCCTGAGTATCAGCTGGTGTATAGTTAAGAGTATCAGAATAATTACCTTCAAACTGTTTTGTCCACGGAAATAGGTTTTCTAAAAATTGAACAATACGTGATGGATCTTCTTCTTCACTTTTTGCTTTGCTTTGTAGTTCTCTAAAATAACTATACTTATCTTCTTCTGGTTGAAATCTAAACTCAGATTTATATGTCATTGTATGTGTGATAAAATAGTTTGTTCTCTATCTGTTTTACCGAATGTCGACCTCATCCAGTCTTGCCATTCTCTACTACCTTTTTCCTGATTGCATCGTCGACACGAGGGTACAACATTCGTCGTTGTATCCGTACCCCCTTTACATTTGGGGCGTACGTGGTCGATTGTAAGGTTGTGTAATTCATGAAATTCTCCGCAATAAACGCATGTACAATTAAAGTGCTCTTTGATAGCTCTTCTCCAGAGCCGTTTAGATTCTGAACTTGTCATGGTTATTAAATTGTGTAAATAGTAATCAGGGTTTGGTAGTAATGGTGTCATTAAATTCTGCTCGCTCCGCCTCTACCTCGGTTTTTTCTACGTGATTCTGCAACGATCTTCCCACCTTTATGTGACATATCTGTCTGTGGTCCGGGTTTGCGGTCTCTACGTATTTTCATTAAGTCACGTCTATACGCTTTCTTCTCAGGTGTGCTATTAATAGCTTTCTGATCTCGCCTATGCTTTTCACGTGACTTCTTATTCTTCCTGTAAAATCTTGCAGTTTTACCGGGGTTAGGGCTTAGTTTAGGTCCTGTTCTTGCCATATAATCTAGATTGTACTAATGTTGGATCTATCTTTGGTATAACTGACGCTAATCTATCTAGGGGACTACCCTCAAGGGCAACACCTGTGATGTCGTTAGTTTTGAGCCAGTCACATGCGGCTTTTAAGTCTGCTGTCTTAGCTTCGCCACACCTTATTAATCTTAAAAATTCTTGGGTGACTAAGTAATGCAGCTCGTTAAAACTTTCTTCGTCTGCTTTCTTAGGTATTACTCTTGTGGTTTCTGTCATTCGATGTCTAATCCTTTCTTAACGATTTGCAGTGCTCTGTCGTCAAGTTCGTTATCTGTAGACTCTACTAGCTTTTCGAGTAGTTCAACTACAAACTTCTTAAACTTGTCGCTTTTTAAACTTGTTAGTACAAGTGGTTTAATTAATGCTAACATTACTCTTCTCCGGGTGTAGTGATTTCTTCTTTTTTAACATAGCGTCCGTTCTCGTCTCGCTTTGCAGCCTTTTTCTTTGCAGGCTTCTTTTTAGCAGCTTCTTCTCGTTCTGCTATAATTCTTGATAATGTGCTCATTAGAATAACTTAAATTTTTTTTCTTCTTTAGTAGGTGGTAATAGAGATTGTATAGGTACGATGTCAGAACACAGGAAGTCTACCCGTGTACCCGGTCTTATGATAAAACCTTTTTGTTGTAGTTCTGCACATTTAAGTGCTCTTACAAGTTCGTAATCTAATTGCATCTTTTCCTCTTGACGCTTGGCGATGCGTCTACATTGCTCAAGACCACTTTTGTCTAGAGGAACCATAAAGTTGATTTGAAAACCCCAGTTCTCAGATAAGGTATAACTACTAGGGTTCATACCCATATCTTCGTTAACTTCCCAAGGTTTTGTGTGATTGCCCATATAAAATGGACTAAATGTCATTGTAGATCCATTACATGATATGTTAGGACCATAGTTTTGACGTGACATCGAGCCGTTGTTTTGAAACTGTACGGCTTGGTTTGTCACATTACCTGTAGCTGCTGCCACAGGATTTGAGCTATTGTTTGTATCTCCTTCTGCAAACGCTGGTCCTACTGTGAGAAGACAGACAGCGATGTAGTAGTAGAGTTTATTGTATAGTTTCTTGTAGTATCCCATTGTTCTACGACGCCAGCTGCTCTAACGGTAACTTCTAAGTTCCAAGGTAATGTGGCGTCAGTTACAGTAAATACTGAATCTCCACCGGCAATACCAGCACTAGCTGATGATGTAATATTACTACCGCTCCATGTGTTGACGGCAGCACCGAAAACCTGACGTTGTTCGACCTCAGTTATCGTTTGGGTTGTAGTTGTTGTACTATTCATCGACCCTGTAGTAAACTGGGGCGTGACAGTATTAGCTCTTGCAACTGCGGGTGATAACAATGCTAAGAGAAGAATTAGTTTCTTCATGTCTTTGGTTTTTCTTTGTCTTTTTTACCATTACCTGTAGTCAAGCCAAACGTAGCAAGTGCTCCAGTAAACACAGAAGCAACGAACGTGATATCGGCTGAAGTATTAGACTTCTTGACCATAGGTAATTCAACATAATTTAAGGTGATGATAAATCCTGACCAGATTACAACACCTAGACGCACCATCGCACCTAGTATCTGCATCTGCTCTTCATGGTCATCTATGTTTTCTTTGAGTTTTGTAAAGAGTCCCTTTTTTTCTTCCGGTTTTCTTTCCATTTTTTTATCTTATCATTTAAGAATTTTGTTATTTTCTCTTTCAATCCTTGTATAATAGGAGTTGCTACAGTTGTAGCTGCTACGGCTGTAACAGCTGTGATTACTGTAGGACCTAACACTTCAGCTGGTGGAATAGGTATAGGTGGTATGAGAGGTAAGTTTAATACAGGTGGTGGCGGTTCCACAGTTTCTATAGGTTGTGTACCCTCTGGTTCTCGTAAATCACTAGGAGGTACAACCAAAGGTATATAACTAGGCACATTACCTGTAGGTAAAGGTATATCTACGGTATCTATTTTCTGTACTGGTGGTATTAATATGGTGGGAATTTCCATTATGCTGCTTCTAATGCTGCAACTTTAGTTTCTAATGTTTCTATTTTAGCAATAGCTTCTTGTAATGCAGCAGTCAGTAAAGGTACAAGCTTTGATTGATCTATAGTTTGTGGTTTTATTTCGGTTGTCGAAACTTCTTTTACATCACCAACTTTTTTACCTTCAGGTATCTCGTCACCTTCTTTATACAATATAGATTGCATTTCATCTTTAACTCCTGTAACCGCTTCTGGTACTACAGTTTGTGCTTCATGTGCAAAGAATCCATCTACTTTTGTACCTAGATCTGACTTCCATTCAAATTGATAAGGTTTTAAATTCTTAATTCTTGTTATACCATCTGCAATTAATTGTGCGTTTGTTTTTAATCTATAGTCAGAACTTGAATTATAAGATGTAGTATTGTTTGCTCCATTAGATGTTATCTGCCCACAGAAATCAGCATTACCATCTCTGAAGATAAGCATACCCGCGTTACCACTATTAGCTTCAGTTCTAAGCTCAAACACGTTTCCATCATTTAGTAACTTAGCGTGTTGATTACTATTACTAATAAGAAAAATCTGCTTATCATGTGTCATTCTGAATCTATCGCTTCTCGAACCACCACTTCTCATTGAAATAAAAAAGTCACCTTCAGTAGCACCATTGCCTACCATTGCAGCGTTCAATTCAGCGTTAGCATTTGGACCATTAATTGAGAATCCAACACACTTATTATCACCAGAACCACTAGAAGCACTAATTATTATTGCAGGGTTATTAGCAGCAGTACTTGCACTATAGTCAGTTGCAGTAGGTTGAAATACACGAAGTCTGCTACTTGTTGCAGGGCTTCCTCCAAGACCTAGCATTCCAGTTGTGCTTACAGTAACTCTATCGGCAGAGTTAGTAGTATCTACTAGTTTAAATACACCAGCATTTGCTGCAAGTTTATAGTCAGGATCTCCGTTAAGTTCAGTAAAAGTAATCTGAGGTGCGTTAGCTGATAGATTAAATGTAGTACCGTCCCAAGTTAAATTTGACTCACCTTCTAAAGTATTAGCAGTACCAGAGCCAGTAATAACTCTGTTATCTGCGTTGTTGTTTATTGTTGTACCAGCAGGGATGCTTACTGTTTCAAAGCTAGGATCTGCTCCGTTGTTTGCTCGTAAAAACTTACCATCGTTAGATGATGTGCCATGTTCTAATTTAGCTAGCGTTACCGCTTGGTCTGCTATTTTATCAGTTTGTACTGAATCCGTAGCTAATTTAGATGCAATAACATTTCCATCTTGTATTTCGCTGCTGCCGACAGCGTTTGCGGGTATTTTTCCTGACGTAATGGCATCATCTTTAACACCATCCGTCCCAATTTGTGTTAATGCCATTATCCGGCTACCTCCTGTAATATAACATTTGATGAAA